TTGTATGGGTCTTTGATAGACTCTAGGCCTTCGTGCTCAAGCACTGGTGCCCATTTCTTTTGTAGTTCTTCTGTTAGATACATGAGTGTCTCCTTGTAAGTATCTTTTGTTGGTAAATTTTATTTATTTAACCAATGATTTAGAGATGATTTGTGCGTACTGTGCAATTGCAGGATCAACAGCTGCCGATGGCGCTTTTTCTTCCTCAACTTCAACAGCTTCGTTCAGAGCAGAACTAACTGGTGCTTTAACTGATTGTTGGAAGTATGAATCTACCAATGTTTCTAGTTTGCGACCGAATTCTTCTTCAGTAGTAAACTCAACACTCTCTGCGAGTGATTTTAGTTTCTCTACTTGTGTCTGCGTTAGGCCTTCACATACTGCATGTATAGCCTCTTGTTTTTTGGATTCGTTTAATTCTTTGTGCAATTGAACATTTGATTGAATTTGTTCATTGATTTCAGATTGTAGTTCTTCTACTTTAGTTGTCAATTCTTCAACAACATCAACT